TGTTGCGTATATTAGAAGCATCATCAATATGCATCCCACGAATAAGTTCTGTAACCAACGAACTACTGGCGATTGCTGAACCGCATCCATATGTCTTGAAACGAGCATCTCTAATAATACCATGTTCATCTACCTTAATTTGTAACTTCATAACATCCCCACACGCTGGGGCCCCAACCATACCCGTGCCTACGCCATCTTCGTCTTTAGCAAAGCTACCCACGTTACGTGGATTTTCATAATGATCAATTACTTTTTCTGAATAGGACATATAACATGTATTTAACGTTAAATATTGGTATGATAACAATTAATGAACAGGCCTACAAAAAGATTAAATCTTTACTGGAAAAACGAGGTAAAGGTGCAGGCATACGTTTAGGTGTTAAAACAACAGGCTGTTCAGGTCTAGCATATACTTTAGAGTATGTAGACGAGTATACAGCAGAAGCCGGCGTTACCAACTTTGCCCAGCAGGACTTTTGTGTGCTAGTTGATGCAAAAAGCCTAGCATATTTAGACAATATGACGGTAGATTGGGTACGCAACGGCCTTAACGAAGGATTTGAATTCCGTAACCCAAATGAGCGCGATCGCTGTGGGTGCGGAGAAAGTTTTAGGGTATAAAGAATTTAATGTACGGAATATTTTCTTAATAAATAGACAGATAACGGAGTAAAGAATGGCACAATTCACAAAAGCATTAGCAAGCGATTATAATACAGTAAGAAATACTGTGGCTGATGTGTTAGGAACAGGATCTAGTACCCGAGGGTACGGAAGTTCTGTGACTAGTAATACTGTATCTGTTGGAGCAATAATCACTGCTACACAATTTACAGCATTGGCCAGTGACATTAATGCCTGCTATCGGCATATTACTAACGCCAATGCCGGTTCTCTCTCTACCATTGTTTCTAATAATTTAATTACTTGGGCCAACTTTGTTACCTATCAATCTGCGGCTACATATATCGATACCAATAGAGACACTAACGGTGGTACTGTAACATCTTCACAAACTTCTAAAGTTTTACCCGCAGGTTGGGGTAATGCCAGCGGCAATAGAGTAGCCACAGCTCTCTTTACTATTACATTTACTGATGCAGAAGAAAAGCGTTACTTTTTTAATCGGGATGGTTATATATCATTATCGGGTTCTGGAGCATCCACCGGCGGTACTCCAAAGAGCAATGCATTTGGTGCGCTTGCTAATGGTGTTTCTACTGCTTACAATCGAACCAATTATCGTACAACCGGTGATCCGGGCACACAATCTCAGTATACTAGCACAAGTCCTTATAGCTTAGGAGGTGATCCGGATGGCATATTTGCAACCATTACTGCTATCGGTACCAATGTGTTCAACGGGTCTATCCAATGCCGTGACAAGGGCGGAGATGGTAGCGTGGCATCAAATGTTGACATTGATCTAACATTTTATATCAATCTGCTTAACATTTCTAATACTACAGGTATATCAGCTTACACGCCGTCTGTTTCTTGGGGTGCCTGGTCATACTCCGCATAACTTACAGATTAATTTAGGATTACATAATGGCACAATATACAAAAACACTAGCAAATGATTTTAATGGGATACAACGTACATTAGCAAATGTACTAGGTACCGGCGCTACTACAAAGGGGTACGGAAGCCCAGTTACTAGCTTTACTATATCAACAGGTAGTAATATTTCTTCTGCTGAATTTACAGCACTAGCAACCGATATCAATACTTGTTATCGCCATATTACTAATGGTGACGCTACTACACTAGCTTCTGTAGTATCAAAGGGCAAAGTTACATGGGCAAACTTTGTTACATATCAGTCAGCCGTTACTTATATTAACAATAATTCAGATACGAACGGGGGAACAGCAAGTTCCCCGTCAGATACTACAACATTACCAGCCGGCTGGGGTAACGCTAGTGGTAATAGGATCGCTACTCAAACTGGTACTATTACCTTTGCCAGTGCGGAAGCCATGCGTTTTTTCTTTAATCAAGGCAACACTATAACAATCACAGGTAGTTGTTCTTATACCGGAGCTGAACCAAAAACAGTTGATTGGCGCGATCTAGTAAAAACAGTAAGCGTTAGTCATACAAGGTCTACATACAGAGCAGGATCGGCCGCCGATACAACTTATTATATGAGTACTAACCCCTATGGTTATAGTCCTCCAGCTGTCAAAAATGACTATGTTCAAGTTACTATGGGAGCTCCAAGCGGTAATACTATGAGCATCACTATTACCCTTAACGACAAAGGGCAAGATAATCAAGTAGCTTCAAACTGTGATGCAGATCTTACTTTTACTGCCAGTCGAATAGTTTCTAATACAACTGGTATTTCTACATACGGGCCAACTGTTACTTTTGGAACTTGGGCCTACACAGCATAATCTAAATGAATTATAGAAATACTTTAGCACGACAAAGTACTATTCTCAAACAGAAGTTTATGGACCAATGCGTTATGGATTGGAACGGGGGACTATTCTTAGTTACGCCAGAATTCCTAGCAGGACTTAAATTAATCAAACAGCCTGCAGAATGGACATTGGACATGAATCAAAACCCAATATGGATTCCACAGGTTGAGTTTTTCTATGAACAAGCGTATAATGTTTATTATACAGCCTTGTCCGATTACGGTACTGCATTTAGCCAATTAAAATCACAACGGTCTGTTGAAACGATACTGGACCTATGACTCAGGGAATACTATTATTTGCTCACGATAATGAGCAAATACAATACAGCCTCCTTGCCGCTTGGCAAGCTAGACGAATACGTAAATGGTTAACCAAACCTGTTAGCATTGTTACAGATGCTAATTCTCTAGCCACACTTAAACAACATAATTTAGATCAAGAGTTTGATCATATTATCTTATCAGATGCAGAAACTGATCAGAAAAAAGTATATGCCAAGGAAGCATTAACATTTAAAAATGTCAATAGGACAGATGCATACGAGCTAACCCCATATGACGAAACGCTAGTAATGGATATTGATATCGTTATTCAATCTGATAGACTTAATCTTGTTTGGAATAATGTTGAAGATTATCTTGTTTGTAAAAATTGCAATGACATACTCAACAGAAAATGGACTGCATTAGAATATTTGAACAGAACAGGAATTCAATTCTACTGGGCTACGTTATTCTATTTTAAAAAATCCAAACAAACAAACGAGTTCTTTACATTATGTAATCATATAAAAGAAAACTATAAAGAGTATGCAAAGGAATATGTTTTTGATGATAGCTATGTTCGAAACGATCATATTTGGAGTATAGCCGTACATCAATTAGGTGCCGCAGAAATTCCAGCAGTTCTTTGGTTTGGAACCGGCACCGATCCATTAATACAGATGACTGATGATACCGTAGTAGTTAACGGTGTTAAAATTCAAGGACAAGATGTTCATGTTATGGACAAGTTTAGCCTAATGACCCATGCTCTAAAGGAATTAGGTTGTGAGTAAAGGCTATATTATATTCGCACACGGCGAAAAGTTTATTCGCATGGCCAAATTACTCAAACATAGTATTGAGTCAACTCAGACTATTAATAATGTAACAATAGTCGAGTGTGGTCCTAATGTTATGTTAGAACGCACCCGGGCATATGAACTAAGTCCGTATGAAGAAACAGTTATGTTAGATGCAGACATGGTGTTTTTAGAAAACATTGATCATTGGTGGGATCATTTTACCAAGTTCCCTTTGTTGATCACTGATAAAGTCAAGACATATAGAAACGAATGGTTTATTAATAGTCCCTACAGGATTACCTTTACCAGTAACGATTTGCCAAGTTGCTATAGTGCTTTTACCTATTTTAACCGTAACACTACTTCAATTGAATTTTTTAAATTACTCAACAATATCATTTCTAACTGGGACGAATGGACATGGAGGTATACTCCAGTTAATAGACAAGCTACCCCAAGTATAGATATAGCTATGGGGATAGCAGTAGCATATATGGGCATAACTCCGTTTACTCCGTTAGACTATCCAACATTTACACATTCAAAGCCAGAAAATTGGAGAAAGTTCTTAAGTCTGAATGTTGACCCCAACCAGATAAAAATAGGTAATTATGTACAAACAGGCATTTTGCACTACGTAGATAAGGATATAGTCGATGAACTATCAAAAGCATTTTAATATCGAACTTTCAGAAATTGAACTTGATAGTTTTGAGTCAGGTTACTGGAAGGTAGAAGATTTTACAGTAGTCGACGGTGAACTAGAAAGAGTGGCTCCACTAATTAAATTCTCTGAACCAGAAATAGTTAAAAACGTTACCTTAAACGAACTCGACTGTATTTTTATCAGTTATGATGAACCTAACGCTGATCGTAACTGGGCAGATTTATTAAGCAAAGCACCGTGGGCCAAAAGAGTACACGGAGTTAAAGGATCAGATACCGCACACAAGGCCGCGGCTGAATTAAGCAATACTGAACGTTTTATTACCGTAGACGGCGACAATATTGTAGACCCTAAGTTCTTTGATGTTGTATTGGATTTTGTTGGAACGCCTGTTCTTAGAAATAAACAGTTGTCTTGGTGTGGTAAAAACATTATAAACGGATTAGTTTACGGTAATGGCGGGTTAAAGTCCTGGACTAGAGAGTTTGTTCAAAATATGAAAACCCACGAGCTTGCTGATTCAGAACAATCCCAAGTAGATTTTTGTTGGAGTGACGACTACAAGCAAATGGCCAACTTGTATTCAGTAAGTTATAATAATGCTAGTCCGTTACAAGCATGGCGAGCAGGATTCCGAGAAGGTGTAAAAATGACCTTAAACAACGGAGTTAAACAAAAACTTATTAATCCTAAACATCAGCTAGTTCGCCGCAATTATCAACGACTATTAATATGGTGTAATATAGGAGCAGATGTATCGCAAGGCATATGGGCAATGTACGGTGCTAGACTAGGATGCTATATGACCAATTGTACAGATTGGGATTATGTACAAGTCCGAGACTTTGATTATCTTAATAACTTGTTTGAAGAACTAGCATGTAATGATCCCCTAGAGCAGATTCCACTGTTAGGTGAAAAATTAAAGCATGAACTAGATTTGCCTATGCAATATTTTAGTTCGGAACAAAGTCGTTTCTTTAAAGAAGTATGGGTCAATCCGCCTAGGTACGATCATATGGTTAAGGAACTAGATACTAATTGGGATTTACTTGACTTATGACTATAGAATTTATTACAGCTAACGAAGAGTCCCCAGTAGTGGAGTTTGAGTATCCTGTAGATAATTTACAGATGCTGTTTGACAATTATAAAGATTGGAGAACAGAGGATGATACTAGGGGACTCGAATATAAAGAATTAGATAAACGACTTACTCGTAAAAGTAATAAGATAGATAATTTAGATTTTACTTTGTTTGAACAAGCAATTGAAAAGTCTAAACTTCAGCTTGTTGAAAAATTTTTAACAATTGATACAAAAAGTAGATGGCCAAATATTGCTAGCTCTATGGTTAGACGCATTAACATTTATTCAACGTTAATAACAGATTTAAAAGGTTATAGTATGAATCAACATATCGATAACAGGTCTGTTTATGCGGCAGGGTATTTAAATATATTTGATAACGAATCGTTAACTGTGATTAGTTCGACTAAAAAATCATTTTTTGGAAAAGAAACGGAAACACAATATCGAGCTCCTGGAAAGAAAGGCCGTGGAGTAATTTGGTTAAACACAGAAAACAGTTGGCATTGGGTAAACAAAGTATCTCAAGATAGAAAGATATTAATGATGACATTTCAAATTGTTCCTTGGGATTAACATGAAAATAGTTGATGCTGAATTAGTTAAATCTGTTGATTGGAATAGCAACCAGGCATTAAGCCGGCTATGCACCGACGAAGATTATTTTCTAGTTGTCAATCCAGAATTAGATGAATCAATTTTAAAACTAATTGATATTGACGTTCAGTTAAGTGATAATTGTATTAAGTACAAAATTGGTGAAGGTTGGATTGCTAAACGTTTTCCTAAAAACTGGAACGGGCATGTTCAAATTGTTCAGCTACGGTTAACACCGCACCGCATTGAAACAAATGAGTATGCCCTAGTCAATTCTAAAATACTAGATTATAAAGTTCCTGCTTGGGACTTGCCGTATAAACATATATGGACTTATAATACAGCATTAACTAACGGCGCAGAAGTTGATGCTGTTACTGTGTCTTACATTGAGTCAGCTAGCGGGCGTAAGGTTATCGGAGTTGCTGATAACAAATACATAAACAATCTATTTGATGTTATATTTTTAACATATAACGAAACAGATGCACAAGCTAATTGGGAACAATTACAAACTGTTTGCCCTAGAGCGAAAAGAGTTGTAGGAGTTAAAGGCATTTATAATGCACACATTGCGGCCTCTACTATAGCACAAACAGATATGTTTTATGTAGTTGACGCAGATGCGTTTGTTAAAGATTTTCAATTTGATTACGTACCTCCTATCCAAGACAGAGATACTGTTCACATATGGTATAGTCACAACCCTGTAAACGGCTTAGAATACGGGTATGGCGGTATTAAGTTATTTTCTAAGTCACATTTTCAAACAGCACAAGCAGGAGTAATTGATACTGCGACTAGTGTGGGAGATGTTAAAGTAATACCCGTAGTTGCTTGTGAGACTAGATTTAATACAGATGAGTTTAGTACTTGGAAAAGTGCATTTAGAGAATGTGCTAAACTTAGTTCTAAGCTCATAAAGAAACAACTCAATAAAGAAACTGTAGAAAGATTATATGCTTGGACAAATATTAACAACGGTGCTCAGTACGGCAAGTACGCTATTGCAGGAGCACTAGCTGGGGCCAAATATGGTAGTACAAACATTAGCAATCCATACGCATTAGAAAAAATAAATGACTATGACTGGTTATTAACTCAATTTACAGAAGATCAAAAATGAATGTAGACAAAGATGCGTTTAGTAGCGGACAAATAGGCAGTAAGATTTGGCTTTGTGAAGAGCTGGAAAAAACCAATTGGGATGTAAATTATGTTTACCTCTTTGGTGGCTGGCATGGCATGACCGCTTTCTTATTGTTATCGAGAGGAATCTTTAAGATGCAAAAGATTCGCAGTATTGATATAGACCCTGCCTGTGAAGCCATCGCTGATATGATTAACGAGAATTGGGTATGGAAGGATTGGAAATTCAAAGCCATCACAGGAGACTGTAATACTTTTCAAACAGAGTTTAGGGGACTTATAATTAATACCAGCACCGAACACTTTGAAAGTATGGATTGGTTTAATAATCTTAGTAAAGGAACTAAAGTAGTATTACAGGGTAATAACATGCTTCATGATGAAGATACTGTTATTATTAATAGCTTAGAAGAATTTAAGAGTAAGTATCCGTTGAGTGAATATCTTTATGCAGGAGAGAAACAATTTGTTTATCCTGATTGGCAATTTACCAGATATATGACTATTGGAATTGTTTAAAGTGTTAGAGTAATATTAGAATCTGTAAGTACTACACTTTGGGTAATACGTCGTTCTACAAGTAACTGAGACCAAACTAGATTATCAGAGAAAACTGGCACATCAAATGTTTTTTCTTTTCCTGATTGAAAATCAACAATCTTAATTTCTACTGAAAAGTCTTTTCTATTCATAGTAGTGACATCCATTTAGTAAAGGCTTTTGTGGTCCATTGATTTAAAAAATCATCCGACACTTCAGATTTAGCAATTTCTTGAATTAGAAACTGAGCAATTTTAATATTTTGCCTGATAATTTTATCAGGGGTCTGAGTCCAACTATCAAAGTTTTTAACAAAATAGTAACCTTGTGCGTCTTCTAGTATATGTATAATTCCAATCTCTGGAACGTAAATTTCTCCGTTGATTTCTAAATTATTTCTTGCAACTTTAATTGCGGCCTGCATTGCATAGTAGTACGGGTCTATAATATTATTTAGAAATGTTTCAATTGTGTTAGGATACAGGTAATGTCCAGCGATTTCTCCCACGCCTGCTCCAGGTCGAGCCGCCCTTGTATATTCCCAAATTTCCTCACCTACTTCTATTTCTTCTCTTGAAATAGGAGCATCTATTCTAAATAAACCCGACGTTGATGCCTCAATAAACAAATCTTGAAACATTTTCCATTCTTTTCTAGATCCATTTGAAATCGGTGCCCTTGTTGAATCAAGATTCCCAGCAAATGATTTTCTGTAAGTGTAAGTATGTCCTTCTATACAATCGTTAAACATGATCTTGTCGGTTTCTATTTGATAGTATCCGGTATCAGTCCAGTTGATAGCAAAATCCTTTAAAGGACTAATCAATAGATCCGGATTATTAAAATCATCAGAATTCCAAATATTTTGATCTATTGCAGACTGTAGGGCTTGAGAAAGTGTATTAGCATCCATATAATTATTTATCCAGAACTATAATCTTGAATTAACTACCTACTTAAATACAGCTATGGAACAACAACTTCAATTTTTTAAAAATGTAAAAGATCGACTTAATTCGGTAGGTCCTGGATTTTGTGCTATGAAATGGTTACACCAAACTTTGTATCTACATACAGGCGACAATCACAGTTGTTATCACCCTAAACCACATCATATCCAATTGGACGAAATCGCAGAAAACCCTGCGGCATTACACAATACCAAGTGGAAGAAAGAACAACGCAAGGCCATGTTAGAAGGTGAGCGGCCTAAAGAATGTTATTACTGCTGGAACATTGAAGATTTACCAGGAGATCACTCTAGCGATAGAGTATTGCATAGTGGCGGCAATCCTTGGGCAGAACAAGCTATTGAGAAACTAGCCCAACTACCTTGGGACGCTGATATTAATCCCAAGTACTTGGAAGTTAGCTTTGGTAACAACTGTAATTTCCGTTGCGGATACTGTGGGCCGCAAGCTAGTACCATGTGGATGGAAGAAGTAAAGAAATACGGTGACTACGATATTACACATCCGCAATATAGTATAGGCTTCCTAGATCACGGAACATACTATGGTCCTAAAGATGACAATCCCTATATCGATGCGTTTTGGAAATGGTGGCCAAGTCTACGCAAAGACCTACATACGCTTCGCATTACAGGAGGTGAACCATTAATGAATAAAGGTGCTATGGATTTCTTTGAGCTGTTAGATCGAGAGCCTGCTCCAGACTTAGAAATTAGTATCAATAGCAATCTTGGAGTTAGTTTTAATAGAGTTGATAGATTTATAGAACAGGCTAAAAAATTGTTAAAAGACAAAAAGATCAAAACTCTCAATATTTTTACTTCAATTGATAGTTGGGGTCCTCAAGCCGAGTACATGCGTACTGGATTAAACTGTGCTCATTGGGAAAGAAACATGCTAGAGTTTGTTAAGCTAGGCAAACGTGTTAATTTTATGTGTACGTTTAATGTTCTGTGTGTGACAAACTATAAAAAATTATTAGAAAAAGTAATTGAATGGCGCAAACAATACGGATCGCATCTAATACATTTAGATATACCTTATTTGAAAGATCCTCCGCACTGGATGATTAACATTCTTCCTCCAGAGTTTATGAGCTATATGGATGACACACTTAAATTTATGGAAGATAATGCTGAATGGTTTGAATTATCAGAGATCGTTAAGTTTAGGCGTGTCCACGAATATATGAAAACCAATCCAGTTGATCAAGATAAGATCCGTAGGGGTCGTAGAGACTTTTATGTATTCTTTACAGAAAATGATAAACGATTAGGAACTAATTTGTTAGAACTATTCCCAGAATACACTGACTTTTATCAACTGTGCAAGGAAACATACGAATCTGGAAAATAAAAAGATTTGATACATAACTATGACAAATTTTAATGTGTTATATGCTGGTCAATTGAGATTTGTTGAGTGTGCTCAGTATCATAAAATGCATATAGAGGGAGCAGAGTTAATTGATGCCGCATTCGTTGATTCAGTGTTCGATATATGGAACACCAATATAGGTTCAAAACACAGCATCAATAATTTAAGTTTTAATGAATCTTTAGATTTTTTTAAACAAACAATTAATCCAACTAGTTGTACAGTAGTTGATGTGAAGAAGTATATTAATTTAATTGATGTTAGCAAAAGCAGATTTTTTTTATATCAACAGTTATTTTTGATGTTGAATCATTTGAAAGAAAATGATGTAGTATTCTTTTTAACTCCGGAAATAGTTTTTAATAAAAAAACTTCATTAGACTTTAAACAAATAGCCAAATCTGTTCCGCAAGAGTCTCCCAAAGCATTTGGTTGGGTAGCGGATAACAATATGCTACACAACCATTTTATGTATTTTAATAGACTAGGAGTACGTACACTAAAAGAAAGATGGCATACACTTCGTTTTCTAGATATTAAAGATGCTAATATAGAAAATATTTGGTATAAGATTATTACAGACTGCGGAGTTGAAGTTATATCATCTGAGCTAGTTAACATGGACAACTATTGTTTAAGGTTTAAAAATAATATGGATTTTGATAAAATAACTGATTACAAATATCTAAATGAAAAAAGAAATCAATGGACTATGATTCGAGAAGGAATATAATATGAAAAGTAATACTTGGTGCATAAATGCATTCCATAGCCTAAGTGCAAGTAATGACGGAACTACTCGTCCGTGTTGTATGTATGTTAGTCAAGATCCTGATAGCAAATACATACTGGGCGAAAAAACTATAGAAGAACATCTTAATCATCCCGAATTACAACAACTAAAAAAAGACTGTGAGACTGGTGTTCGTAATACAGGTTGTATTCGTTGTTGGGAAGAAGAAGACGGGGGCGGAAAAAGCAAGCGACTTAGAGATAACGAGCGATATAATCAACAACAGGGGCTGGTTTATTTTGAAGCCAGTTTAGGTAATCAATGTAATATCCGTTGTAGAACATGTAATCCCCATTCAAGCAGTCAATGGGTTGACGAGGGATATGATACACAATATCATAAAATCTATGCTATTAAAGATTACCGAAGCCATATCAAAAAGTTTTATAAAAGTTTTGAAGAAGAAAGTAATTTTTGGCCAGATCTAGAAAGCCATCTACATACTATAAAACATTTAGAGTTTTATGGAGGGGAACCTTTTATGAGCAAGAAGATGTGGAGTATATTAGAACTTGCTGTAGAAAAAGGATATGCCAAAGATATAGAAGTACACTACGCTACTAATGGTACTTTATGGCCTAAACAGGTTGAAGTGTGGAAACATTTTAAAAGAATATCTGTACATTTTAGCATAGATGGAGTTGGTAAACAATTTGAATACATGCGTTATCTAGCAGACTGGGAAGTTGTTCAGGCTAATATGGCCAAGTCTAGAACACAAGAAGGCAATTTAACAATAGGTTGGTTTATTACTTTGAGTAATTTAAATGTTTATTATCTTCCAGAGATTATAGAAGAGTACTATAGGGCATACCCAGACTTTGGAAGTTTTCTAAATCTAGTCCACGGCCCAAGACATTTCAATATTAGCATTATGCCAGAAGATGTTAAAAAGATCGTTCTTGATAGACTTAATTCAATACCAAAGTCCTATAGACATGTATGGACACAATTACCGGGCATTATTGGATTCATTGAGAACGGCACACCTGATCCGGCTATGTGGGATACGTTTCTAGAAGAAATTAAAATACACGACGATTATCGAAAACAAGATTACGCAGAAGTGTTTCCGGAATTTGCAAAAATTATAGGGCTAGCACATGACTGAGTTCTGGAAGACGCAAGAAGTACGTCAACTGCATATTGAATTAACCAATGCATGTAATGCCGCATGTCCCATGTGTGTACGTTTCTATCGAAACTCTCCGTTAGTCAGACCTGACTTAGAAATAGGAGAGATATCTTTAGAAAAATTCAAAGAATACTTTCCACCAGATTTGTTATCAGGGCTAGTTAAGATAATGTTTTGCGGAACACAAGGTGATCCTTGTATGGCCAGCAATACATTAGAAATTTGTGAATATATTCTAGAGCATACTCAATATCAAAAAACAGCTTGGTGGAAGCCTAAAAAGAAAAGCGATTTTGTTCTACAGATGCATACTAACGGAGGTATGCGTAATCCCGAATGGTGGGCTAAGTTAGGTGCTGTATTCGCTAAACGCAATCCTAGAGATTTAACCTGTTGGAGACTTATTTTTAGCATTGACGGATTAGAAGATACTAATCATATATATCGCAGAAATGTTAAATGGAAAAACTTAATGGCCAATGCTAAAGCATTTATAGATGCTGGCGGTAACGCTGTGTGGGAATACTTGATATTTGAACATAACGAACATCAAATAGAAGAAGCTCGCAAAATGGCAGACGATCTAGGGTTTGTATTGTTTGTTCCTAAAAAAGCATTAGGAGTAGATACCGGTAGTTATCTAACCACTTTACCTGCGGTAACTAGGGATGGAGAATTAGATTATATGATTCATGCTCCAAAAGATCCAGATAATAGAATCTTAAGAGATCCTGTAGGAGGAGAAACCCGCCCAGCTCGTTGGTACCCATTTAAATTTGAAGAGTACAAAGCACTAAGAGCAGACAAGTCTAATGACAACTATGAAGAAAAGTTTAATAAAGTCTATGAGATAATCAATAAACAGGATACTAGCAAACTTGATGCTTGTACAATTAAATGTAAAGCAAATGTATTTAGAGACGATAAAGAAATATTTGTTGATAATTTTGGAAGAGTATTGCCTTGTTGTTACATAGGTACACACATTAGTGGAACATTTACAGACTACAGATCAATGCAGTTACACAAGCATATGAACGACTACGGATGGGATCATTTTGATCTCAACAAACATTCATTAAAAGATATTTTAGATGATGGACATTTAGATCGAGTCTATGCCGATTCTTGGTCTAAGGATAGTGTTAAGGATGGTAAGATGGCCTACTGTTCTAGTATCTGCGGAGAAACAAGCCGCATTGATAAAGTATACTTTGGAGCCGTTGATCCAAGTAAGATAAAACAAAAATAATCGAGCCTGATTAGGCCCCTAATAAATATTTTTATGAACCTACAATCTTTAAATCCTAATAATTTTTATCATAAGATATTTTATGAATCTTGTGCAGAATTTGAGGAAGTACGAGAATTATGTCTGAGCGAAGATAATTGGCTTAGAGAAATATATACTCCAAAGTTTTTAATTTTGGAAAAACACGTAGGGTATGTAGTAGTTTACGATAAAATTACGCACGAACCGGTTGTAATGGCCGGGTTATTCAATGATGGGCGATATCCATCTAATATCGCTATACATCTGCATCGAGCATACCTGTTTCCTAAATATAGACAAAGAAGTTTTAGAGGAATGGTAGATATATTCCGTATGGTAGACGCACAGATAATTAAACCTTTAAATTTAATTAAACAGTTTGATGCTTACTTTATAACGATACAGTCTCGTGAGAAAAAAGAAACTGTGGGATGGTGGAATGTATATCATTCTGCATTTTGTAAAGCTATCCCCGGTCTTAAGAAGGGGGAAGGCTTTATACAAACGTGTCCATATGATGTACAAAAATGTTGGCAATATCATCTGTATTATGAACATGTTCCAGGTACATGGGCGACCTGGGATAAACGATCTGTCACTGAAGAGGATTGGAAAAAAATGCCAATAGGGGATTAAAATAAAATGACTACAAAATACTATCACTCGCTAGACTTTGATCTATCCATTGAGGCTAAGCAATGGGTTTTAGATAGATACAAAGATAAATTTAAAGAACAATTTTATCATCACGACGATACATCGGAATTCTTTTCAAAACAAGCACAAGAAGAATGGCATTCAAGTCTAGTGGGTATCGAAATTAATGATTTTTTAAAAAATTACGGGTGTGATACTAGTATGGCAGGTATTACTACATTCATATGTAATAGAGAAGAATACTATCCAGGAAATCCGCATATGGATATCCTATGTAAAAGTCTTATCAATAAAGTATTAGGTACTACATACAAATACGAAAAAGTTATCAAGACAAGATTAAACATCATGGTACAAGGAAATCCAGAAGATGAAATGTGGTGGTGGGGTGACTTTGGCCCGGATCATCCTGCTTTGGCTGACGTTGAATATCTTGATTTAAGCACAAATCTTCCGTTTACCTGTAGAAATATTCCGGGAAAAACTAAAGAAGACAGATTAAAATTAGCAGGAACTCCTACCTGTATAGCAGGAAATATATTAATGCCCACTGCATTTGTTAAAACAGATTGTGTGCATACAGTAAACTGTAGTCCCGTTCCTCGAATAATTGTAACAGTTCCATTGGATAAGTCAATTGAAGAAATTTTATCATTCACTAACGTTTAATTTTTCTAACAATGCTCGAGAATGGATTTTAAATCGATATAAAGATCGATTAACGGGCAACATTGGACATAATACTGACCTAACTCAATACACTCCGGAAGCACAAGCTGAATGGCGTAATAGTATAGTAGGGCAAGAATTAAATGCCTTTTTAAATCAATACGGGTGTGATACTGAATTTGGTGGTATAAACGTGTTTATGTGTACATTGGGTAACCCGGATCCACATATTGATACAAAGGCTGATCCTAAAACAGGCGCAGTCTACAGAATACGGTCAAGACTAAATGTCATGGTCATGGGAAATCCCTATGATCCTTTAATTTGGTGGGGTAGTCTTGAATACGACGATCCTAGGATAGTAGAAACTAAATTCCTAGCACCTAATGGTCGTGAGTATACCAACAAGAGTGTTCCAGGGCATGACACACAAAGTAGATATGAGTTTTTAGGAGCTCCAGAGTTAGTTGCAAGAAATGTCTATACTCCCAGCGCATTTGTCAAAACAGATTGCGCTCATACAGTACATTTTACGCCTGGCCCAAGACTGATTGTTACTGTAGCATTAGATAAATCAATTGAAGAGCTTGTATGTTTAAATTTAACGAATTAAAACAAATACATCTTGAAATTACCAATAACTGTCAAGCCAGTTGTCCCCAATGTCAGCGAAACATACATGGTGGGCTAGATAATCCATTGATAAAATTATCTAGTTGGTCTTTGGAACAGTTTAAAAGTATTATGACTGCGGATGTACTAAATCAAATTGACAAGTATTACTTCTGCGGTAACTTTGGTGATCCGTTATTAAACAATGATCTAATCGCAATGATTGAATACTCTGTGTCTGTTAATCCCAATTTACACGTATGGATCTACACCAACGGAAGCCTTAGATCTAAAGACTGGTGGCAACAGTTAGCCAAAGCTCTGCCAAAAAATCATAGGGTAGTTTTTGCTATTGACGGATTAGAAGATACACACAGTTTGTATCGGGTAGGTACTGACTTTGATAAGATCATAGATAATGCTTACGATTTTATACAAGCTGGAGGCATTGCTGAGTGGGCATTTATTCGATTTAAACACAATGAGCATCAAGTTGCCAAAGTCAAGCAATTAGCCAATGAGTTAGGATTTGAATCATTTTCGATGAAGGACAGCGGCCGTTTCTTCTTTGATCCAACTTTTCCTGTTTATGATAAAAATGGGGATACTACACGACTTCTAGAGCCAAGCGGCTACAGCGAAATTAAATTTATCGATCGAAACGCTATAACTAATTTTCGAGATATTGCAAAAGAAAGTATTATCAAATGTGGCGCAATAGAACAACATGAACTATATATCGATGCATACGGGCAAGTATTTCCTTGCTGTTATCTGGGCATAATACCATATATACCGGTAGATACTATTGTTGGTATGACTCAGATTAGGTTGCAAATGTTAAATGAATATCACAGCCTAATTGAAGCTCTAGGCGGTGCTATATCACAGAATGCTTATCACTACTCCATTAAGGATATTATTAATAGTGAGATGTATCAAAACATCTGGGAGAAATTTTGGAATAACAAGCAATTAAACATGTGTGTAGCAATGTGTGGAACATCGTCAAAGATATCTAAGCCTAAAGAAATGTTTATTGAACGTAGTGATTTAGATGGTACCAGGGTCAGTTAACCCACATTGTGCAAATCCCCAGTTGCGTTCGTTACAACCATTGCAACTGTTACATTTACCTATTTCCAATATTGAACAACTGTGTGTAAGATAGAACAAGGCTTCTTGTTTATGACGCACAATAAGATCAATAATGTAGCCCTTGGTTATATCTTTGAAGGGTAACTTGATTATTTCAGTATCACCTGTGGGAGCAGGATCGTAACCAATAATGTGTTCAGGCAGTTGAGTAATTACGCCGCCGTATATAGAATTAAATCCCATATGCATAACGCTAGTTGCGCCACTCATAACTTGTAGGTGACCGGGTAAACTAGGATCGCCAACTTCGTGGGGGTCTTTATAAGGTATATTGAACTGTGAGTGTACGTGAGCTATAACAGGACGAGTAAAATAACGAGAACCCTCAGTCCTGTTTACAGTAAAGGGTATAATTTGATGCAGGTTACCTTGTTCAGCATTGGCCTTCAATAACAAGTAATAGAGTATAGCACTATCCATTCCACCACTTATGAATATAGCGATCTTTGTGGGAGTTAAGGGTAGATCAATTGAAACAGTACGTTCTATGCCACCGGCACTACAATTAAATTTCATAGTAATATTTATAGTATTAAATACCTAGTTAATAATAAAGGAAATCAATTATGAACATAGTTGTATTTGGGGGTGGTCAACCTGGTAAATTTGGCAATGATTTTTGTAAGATCGCTCGTAGAGAAGGGCATAATGTTTTTATCCTATCTCATAGAGACTATGCCAACGGTGACCCACAACACACGCATACCGACGTCAATGAAAGACAGTATGTGGTTGAAGATTTCAATCGGCTAATCCAATCAATTGATCACATAGACATATTTCTTTACAATGGACGCATGGATGGATACCCGGGCAGACCTGAACAATTCACATCTACTGCAAGAGTAAGTTCGGATATGTGGTATAGTAACTTATACTTTACTGTTGTCTTAGCCCACATATTATCTATCGAAGCTCTAAAGAAAATGTCCAAGGGTAGTAAGATAGTATTCTTGACCACAGGTATGGCCACAGAATTTGAAAGAACCACATGGACTGAAATGGCTGGATACGCTGGTGTTAAAGCGGCACAAAATCACCTTATGTTATCTTTAGCCAATCACAATGATCGTGAAGCATTTGTTTGTTCAATTAGTCCACATTTTCCCTACGAAGATAGACCCGCCTACAATCGTGTATGTAGAAGTGTCTACGATAATATACTAGGGTTTGATTCTACTCAAAACGGAAAAATAAAAGTAATACACGGGTAGACTAGCTGTAGTCTGGAACGTCGCCACCGTACTTGGTGCTCTTGGCTTTCTTGCCTTTGAGATAATGGCCGTTGCCATCAGTGTGACCTTTGCCTTTAGAAGTGTGAGCACGGAGCCCTTGGCTCACACAACTACTGTAGTCCGAACGTCCTAGTCGACGACCCGAACGGCAAAGTTTAGGATCTGTTTTTTCTGTTATAAATTCATGGGCTCTCATAACAATATTTATCTGTTTAGATCCGTTCCTGGTAAAAGTGATGTCCGCCTATACGGCCTACATGTTCTTTTGCCTTTGCCCATGGTGGACGAACTGTGACTGCGTGGAACCAAAGTGATTTAGCGTACTTGACACGCCACTCCCAAAATGACCCGTTGTCTTCTAGCAGTTCACGAGCTATACGTTGGCTTTCTTCCCAACGCTCGTCACTAGACTTAGGGTTTTTAACTTTGGAGCACACCCAACTAAATTGGCATGTGGCTACTTGGTTCCATACTGTGTGGGTTTCCTGGGTCGTTCTGAACATAGTGCGTTTTTCCACTACCACATCCCGGGAATAAGAGCGTATCATTTTCTGATCCACCACTCCGCAAATAGTGCGGCCGAATCTAGAATCTTGTGCTCTGTTGAGAGTGACTAGGCCAACTGCGACCTTACCCTCTTCTGGTTCTGACGCCGCTTCAAAAAAGATATTGCGGGCCAAACATTGTAACTCTTTAAGATCTACCACAGGGGTAGCGATGGCTGTTACGACTCCACCTACTCGTTCCCTAGTCATATCCACAAATGAATTTGTAGCTACGATATAAGGTTGACCCTCTAATCCTTGGGTCTCGGCTTGACTGACACTTTGGAAAGCCAGAACCGATAATACTATTAGCGCACATACAGCACGGCGTATCATAGACATATCGTTGTCCTCCTATTGTT